CGGGATTATAAACCGCTGCACGATTGTCCGATGGATGCGATCAAACGCGCCGACATCGCGGCGCTGTTGCAGGACCTGAGCAGGGCGAACGGACGACGTTCGGCAGGGAACGCTCGCGCCGTGCTGCAAGCTTTATTCGCCTGGGCCGTCAAAGAGGGCCTGTGCGAATCCAACCCTGCGGCGAACACCAATGATCCGGCGCAAGGTATCGCGGCGCGCGCCCGCACGCTCGACGATCACGAAATCAAAGCGGTCTGGAACGCATGCGAGGACGATGAGTTTGGCCGCATTGTTCGACTGCTATTGCTGACCGGCTGCCGGCGTTTGGAGATCGGCGAGCTCCGCTGGAGCGAGATCGATCTCGCCACGGGGCTGCTGACGATCCCAGGCGCGCGAACGAAAAATCACCATGCGCTGACGTTGCCGCTGTCCGCACCAGCGCTCGACTTGCTGCGGGCGCAACCGCGCAGACACGAAACCTACGTGTTCCCCGGCGCTCGCGGCGAAACCGTCATAGCGACGTGGGGCAGAAGCCTCAAGCGGCTCAACGCCAACATCGCGAGCGCCGAAGGCAAGCCGCTGGCGCATTGGACGTTGCACGACTTGCGCAGGACCATGCGTACCAATCTCGGCAAGCTCAACGTCGCGCCGCATATCGCCGAGCGCTGCATCAACCACGTCAAGGGCGGTGTCGAAGCGATCTATGATCGGCACCGCTACCAGGCCGAGATCGGCCAGGCGTTGGCGCTGTGGGCCGAGCATCTGCTCGCCATCGTGGAAGGTCGCGACTCCAAGGTCGTGCCGATGCCGATTCGCGCCTGACAGAGCGGCCGGCCAGGGCGGGTGAGACCGCCCTGATCGACCTGACCAAGCCACGGGTGGAAGCCATGGCCGAGGCTCTCAAGACGATAGCGGACGGAATCTGGCTGAAGGAAGCCCTGCGGATCGCCGCCGAGGCGCTGGGCTCGGAGAAATTCGCCAAAGCTCAACTCCGACAGTGGCTCGCCTCTGAAGACCTGCCGTGGGACTGCCTGATGTGGCAGGCGCTCGACGCCGAGGGCATCGCCAGGACGCAACGCCACCTTGACTCGATTGGCGTCGTGCACCCGATACTCGCTCCATCTGGCCCGTACCGTAAGGGTGGCGCCGCGTTCTTTGCGTGCGAGTACACCGAGATCGACTTCGAGAACAACTCCGCACGGGAGGGAGACCCGACGACCGTGGCCGATGGCGCGATCGCCGAAGGGATCAAGGTCTCGTCGGAGCGCCTTTACGCCTTACTGGCTCCAGTGCAGCTGATAGCGCCGAAGGTCTGGCTCGATCAGGCGTGCGAGGCCCACCCGATACGACGAGGTGAGCGGAAGACGGAATATGCCCTCCGCCTCCACGGACTGATGAAGGATGCACCGGTGAAAGCAGTCTGGTCACTCGATACGTTGTCACGCCGATTGCGGAATTGAACAGGACCGGCAAATCCGGCTAACCGTCCGCGATCTTTGCCGCTTTGTTCAAATTACTGCGGAATTATGCAGCGGCAAAAAAGCTTTTGCGTTGCCGCTTTTGCCGCCCCACCGTGAGCGGCATGACAAAAACAGCAGCAGCCCCCACAAAATCACCCCTGGACACCCTGACGCCGCTCGAGCGTCTGCGGAAAATCTCGACGAAAGAGGCCGCCGACCTCAACGACGTCAGCGAAGATACATTTAAGCGGAATTACGGGCATCTCATCATCAGGGTCAGCGCGCGCAGAAACGTCGTCCCGCTCGTCGACGCGATCCTCTTGCCGCCTAAGCCAACCTGACAACGCGAACCGCGCTGCTTTCAATCCGTGCGCGAAGACCGAAGCGCTGCGCGCCGCCTCGACGCGCGCGGCACAGAGAGGAGACCACATGGTGAACACACCCCTGACGGTGCGCTGCGCCGAGCAGTGCGAGAGCTGCCATGGCCTGCGGCCAGATTTTTGCGCGGTCCAATGGGCGGTCACCGACGCGGACGGCGAGCTGTGCGCTTTCGGGTTTACCAGTGCCGAGGAGGCCGCGGCCTGGGCGCGAGAGCCCACGGAGAAAGCGGCACCGCTTCCGCAGTGCCGCTTCGCCTGATCACGACCTCGGCCGCCGCCTGGCCACCGCACCGCAATCGAAGCTCACATGGCACGCCGCATTCCGCCTGACAAGCCCACCCACCCAAAGCGCAGTGCACCCGCGCGGCCCGCGAGCCCGGGAGGCGTGCGGTATGTGCTGACGATTGAAGCGCTGCCTGGGGTCGACCCTGTGCGGTCGTTGCGGTGGGCTTTGAAGGGCTTGCTGCGCCGGCACGGGTTTCGCTGTGTCGACGTGCACTACGGAAAGTAGCGTTGGCGATGGCGGACCTCTCCACGATCAAACCTAGACTGACGAAACTGGTGCTGATGCTGTCGAGCGGTCAGCCTGGTGAGGTGTTTGCCGCGGCAGCGGCGATCGAGCGCGCGCTGAAAAGTGCCGGTGCCGATTGGCACGATCTCGCCAACCAACTGACAGAAACACCTCATCGGAGCGGCAGGACGGCGGAGCCGCCGCCGCGCAGCAAGGCACACGGCACCGCCGATGCGCCCTGGCGCGTGCAGCTCGACTACTGCCTGGCGCGCATCGAGTGGCTGTCCAGCCGTGAGCAGGACTTCATGGGCTCGCTGAAGAAGTGGCGCGGCACGCCAACCGATAGGCAGCTCTCATGGCTGGCTTCGATTCACCGCAAGCTCCAGCGGTGCGACGGAATCTAGGAATTCGCTGCCGTCAGGAACAGCGAGGGCGCGCGGCGCGTCACGACCAGCCGTGAACACGAGCAGAAGGAGGGCCGGCAAATGGCCAAGACTGCCAAGACTGCAAGGACCGTCGCAGGTAAGGCCAGCGACAATGACGAGACTGAATTCGAAGACATGTACGGGTCCGCCTACCTGAGCGCCAGCGACGTGAAAAAGCCTACTGCGTCCGAAATCGAGAGCGTCGGAAGGGAGGTCTTCGACCGCGCGAACGGCAGGAGCGAGGCCAAGGCGACGCTGCAGCTAAAGGGGTTTCGCAAGCCGGCGGTCCTCAACAAAACCAACGCCAATGCACTGGCAGAGGTGTTCGGCAAGGTGATGGCGAGCTGGCCTGGCAAGCCCGTGCTCGTCAAGACCGAACAGACTTCGTTCCAAGGCAAGCCAACGAAGGGCGTTCGAATCTATCCGCGCGATCCGGACGATATGCAGGGCGACGCGATCAACTACTGATCCCTGTCGCGGGTAGCCGGGACGGCACACCACTTGCCCGTCCCGGCACCTGCACAAGCACAAGAGCAGAATCCATACCTCACGGCGGTAGGCCCGCCCCTAGCCCTCTTGGGGAGGTGCACCTGTGGCACGCAACATCAACCTTGTAACAGCTCTGGAGCTTGCCGCGATAGGCGTCGCCGTCCTTCCGGTTCGTGCTGCCGACAAGCATCCCCTGATCAAGGAATGGCCCGAGCAGTCGACGTGCGATGCCCGGATTATCCGCCAGTGGTGGACAGCCTTCAAGGACGCGGCTGTCGGGATCGATCTGGGGAAGGCCGGACTGATCGTCCTGGATGGCGACAATCATGCCCTTGCCGACGGCAGCCCCGGACCGAACGGTCCTGCCGCCCTGGCCGCGCTGTTGAGTGCACAGCCCTCCTTCAGCCGGGAGGCTACGCCTGCGGTGAAGACCCCCGGCAACGGGCATAGCAAGAAACCTGGGGTGCATGTCTACTTCCGCCAGAACGGCCAGGCGCTCGGCAACAGCCGCGGCAATCTGCCTGACGGCATCGATGTTCGCGGTGCCGGCGGCTACGTCGTGGCACCGGGCGCGGTGCTGTCCCGGGACCTGGTGTACCGTGCCATCCCCGAGACCCCGGACTTCATCACGGCCTACCGCACCGGGGCCATCCCGGAGCTGCCGCAGGGCGTCATCGACCTGATCAGGGCGCCCAAGCCGCGTGCCGGCAACGGTCGCAGCCACGGGCCGGCCAGCAACAGCGGCGCCAATACGATCCGCGAGCAGAGCTACGCACAAGCCACACTGAAGGCCCTGGCAGCGGAACTCGCGGCGGCTGCGCCGGGCACGCGTAATCAGAAGCTGAACGACGTAGCGCTTCGGTTAGGTCACATGGTCGCGCGCGGCTGGATCGACCGCGAGGAGGTCGAGGAGGCGTTGCTCCAGGCAGCCTACGAGAACGACTACGTCAGCGAGCACGGACTGGCTGCGGCGGAGAAAACACCGGCATCTGGCCTGAGTGCGGGTGAGGCTGCACCTCATCCGGATTTGCCCGACGACGGTGCAGGCGAACGGGTTACAGGCGTCGCCCCTGACGAAGTGCCCTTGCATCCCCCCTGCACGCTCGACCAGCTACACGCCACCTTCCGGAAATGGCTAGGCGCCGAGTATGACCTAGACACCATAGACGCCGTGCTTGCCGCAGCAGTGTCAGAGCGCCTCGGGGGTGACCCGCTGTGGTTGCTGGTTATCTCGGGTCCCGGCAACGCCAAGACCGAGACCGTGCAGGCGCTGTCGGGTGCCGGAGCCCATGTCACCAGCACGATCACGTCCGAAGGTGCTCTGCTGTCGGCCTCGTCACGCAAGGACAAGGTCAAGGAGGCTACCGGCGGTCTGCTGCGGAAGGTCGGCGACCGAGGCGTACTGGTCCTCAAGGACGTGACGTCAATCCTGTCGGCCGACCGCAATACACGTGCCAGCGTGCTGGCCGCTATCCGCGAGATCTATGACGGCCGCTGGGAGCGCAACGTCGGCATTGACGGGGGCCGCACCCTGACCTGGGCCGGGCGCCTCGTCTTGGTGGGCGCCGTGACTTCCGCGTGGGACATGGCGCACACAGTGGTTTCCGCCATGGGTGATCGCTTCGTTCTGATCCGGGCCAGCTCGAAGACGGGGCGGGCCCAGGCCGGGCTACAGGCCCTTCGCAATGTTGGCCACGAAGTCATCATGCGGCAGGAGCTGGCCGCAGCGGTTGGCGGTGTCCTCCAACAAGCCAACACCGCTGACGAGTACACCCTCAGCGACAGTGAGAACATGAGACTGATGCGGGCGGCCGACATCGTGACCGTAGCGCGGACGGCTGTCGAGCGGGATATGGGAGGCAACGTCCTCGATAGCCATGATCCGGAGGTGCCCACGCGCTTTGTCAAGCAGCTAAGCCAGGTGATTCGCGGTGCGGTCGCGTTGGGCATGTCGCCGGCCGCGGGCATGCGGCTGGCGATCAGGTGCGCTCGAGACAGTATTCCCCCGCTACGGCGAGCAATCCTCCTGGACATAGCCGCCCATCCGGCATCGCGCCCTGGAGACGTGCGTAAGCGCCTAAGCCGCCCTTGGCGGACCGTTCAGCGGGAGATGGAGGGACTGTTCATGCTGGGTTTGCTGCACTGTGTGGAGGAGGAGGTTATGACTGGAGACAAGCTGAAAACGTCCTACCACTACAGCCTGGCCGCCGACTTCGACCGCTCCACGCTGCTAGCCATGAACGGCCTGTCTGGGCCCAGTTAGACCATCGCCAGGAATGTGACTTCGGTAATTTTAGAATTTTTAAAGAGAGGGTGCGAAACGAGGGGCCTTGAGGCAGGCTCGGTGCGACATTCACCTACTCCACTCACATTCCTGGCGATGGTTGTGGCACTGGCGCGCGCGGTCCGGAGAGGGCAGGATCGCCGCGGCCAACCAGGGAAAGAAGGCCCCGCGCAGGTGCGCGAGGCCAGGATTGGGACACGACCGCTGACGGTCATGTGGCGCGCAACCTAACGGCGGGCGGCGCCGCATGCAAACCGGAGAGGACCAGCGGCCATGCCCTTCAGCACTGAAGAGAACATTGCTCGCCGCCGCCAGAAAGCCAAGTTGCAGGCCGAGCGCCGCCAGGTGAAGGCAAGCGGCAAGCGCGACGCTGGCGGCGGGGCTGCCGACATTGCCGAGGTCTTTGATGCGTTCCACGACGGCAAGAGCACCGAGCAGGAATTCCACGCCGCACTGAGGGACCGCCTTGGGTACTCGCAGCCCTTCATCGACCGGCATGCTCAGGAATGGCGGGAATTACTGCGATAGCACCAGCCTGGCCGCGCCCTGGGATCGCAAGCGCCGCGAGCAGCTAAAGGCAGCCCGGCCAGAGAGGGCCTACCCGTCCGCGCACCCTAGGGGCCGGCCAACAGGCCGGCGAACTTGCTCGGCTCCTCGGCGCGCACGCCCGCCGCAATCCGGGTCCTTGCAACCGGCGTCAAACCGAACTCACCGGCATAGCGCACCATGTCGGCGGCCGCGTCGGCGATAATCTTGATCAGCGGATTGCGGCATGGCCGGCCGTCTCGCGTCTCGCTCAACAAGTTTTCCCTGGTAAGTTGTTCACTGGCCTGTCGCCACATCGCATAGCTCGAGCAGTAGGCGCTGAGACAGGCAACGTCGACCGAAGTCAACAGCCCGACCACGTGCAGCTCGACCGCAACGCGCCACCATTCCTGCTTCGCATAGTTGTGCAGCCAGTCCGGTGGCGGCGGACATTCCGGCAGAATGGACGGCTCGGGCGGCGGACGCAGCGCGCGCTTACCGGGATTGCCTCGAAGCCGGCGAACCACGAACGGAACGCACGGGTTTGACATGGGAACCTCCGAATTCCGGGGCAGTCTGCTGCAAATTCGATACGGACTCAAACGAAGGCTCAGAAAAGCCGGCAAATGCGGCCGCTACAAAAGATGTTGCGAGCCGGTCGGCAAAGCCGGCGCCGGAATTTTTTGACCATCCCCGCCCCGGCCTTTTTCGCTGCTTGGGAATGTCCCCGCGCGCGCTGGGCTTGCGGGACGTGCAAGCTTCGCTCACGTCTGGCGCTGTGCAATTGCATCAAACGTCCGGCGCGCTGCTTGCCGTGAATATTGCCTCTGAGGGTCAGCCGGAGGATCATCGCTCATCTCCCTTCGTGCACACGCACCATCGGCTTCCGGAATTCGGCGCGATCCTTGCGAGCGACATCGAGCGCTCGCCGCAGCGGCTCGAACTGATCAGCGCTCGCTTCGAGCTCGGCGAGCGTCTTGCCGGGTTTGTTGCGGATCGCTTCGAGCCGCGCCAGCGCTGCCGCTTTCTCGCCGGCCGTTCCCGCGCGGGAGAAGCTCGACGGTGACAAGGAGCGCTGCCCGATGCCGAGCGGAGTTCGGTGCCCGCTGCTGCCAACGCGGGGAGGCGGTTTCGCCTAATTACCTTAATGCCCAGTTAAGGATTTGCCCCATATGTTTTGAAGGCCAACTTCGGGCGTCCAAATGTATTTTAGCATGGTGGTCCGCATGGCCTCGTTCGTGTTGGCTGTTGTTGCGGTCTTAGCGGTCTTCACCGAGATTCCGATAGTTAGCAATCACGCCTTCTGGGTTTTGGTCGTCGCTTACCTTCTTTATGTCGCCCGTTTCAGGGCGCTCCTTGCGCCGGTGAGGTTCGTATCCCTCGTACTGGCGTTGCTAGCGATTGTGGGGGTTTTCGCCGAAATCCGAATAGTCAGCGATTTCGCCTTTTGGGTTATGGCAGCCGCCTTTCTGCTCTGGTTTAGCGCGCCTGGGTTGGCTTGGTCGTCTCCGTCTAGAGCGGAATGACCTCGCTTCGACTTCTCTCAACTTAGTAGGGGTGCCCCCACTAGGTTGATCTGTGCGTCTCGTTTTCTACGCCGAGGGTTGCGGATTCGTAAGGACTCACGACAGCCTTGCCGGTAAAAATGCCGGTAAATCGCTGCGCTTCGCTTTCGTGGCCCGCTTGCGTTGCTCCACCGCGGAGACGCGCGTGCGCAGCTCGGCAATTTCTGTGCTCATGGCGTCTAGATTGTCCAACACAGCCGTCATGGCCTGGTTGCACGCTTTTCCAAGCTCGACGACGTCGGCGCGAAGCTTCTCTAGCTTCTCGAGCTCGTCGCTCGCCGCTGCCGCACGCTGCTGGTGCCGCTGCTCGATGGCACGACGCTCCGCCGCTGCCCGTCGCTGTTCAAGCTCAAAGAGTTGCCCTTCGGCGCGCCAGCGGTCCATGCGCGACGGTACAGCGGCGGCCAAGAGATCGTGGGAGTCCTCGGTCACGATCGTCTTGACCACCGTCGTTTTGGTGAAGAACTGACCTCTTTAAAGCAGCACTATAGAATCGTCGAAATATTTCCGTGAATGCGACGTCGCAAAAGCTCGCGCCGCTAGCGGAGGCAGCGGCGTTATCGCCAGAGCCATTGTCGGTGCGTGATTTAAAGCATGTTGCGGCGCACGCCGGGCTCGCGGAACCAAGAAACCAATTCCCTCCCAGACCGTTTGCATGACAGGTCCCACTTTAGAGGAGGAGGAGTTGTCATGATGAAGCGAACCATCCTGCCGGTCGCCGCGATACTGGT